AAAAGAAGATTGCCCAACAACTCTTGCAGTTGCCTCACCTCTTTCCCTCTGTTACGTGCAGCTGCCTCTCCAATCATGTCGTCTAGAGTTTCTTTGACGTTGTTCTGTATAAACTCCAGACCAAGCCCCTCGCGCGGCTGGCGATCAACCACACGCTTTCCTGCATCCGTTACGGGGTCTGTGTAAAACCTTCTGATCTTATTTAGCTTGGCAGACAGGCGGGGGAAGTCTTTTATCTTTTGCTGCAACAGCGCGTCAAATCCACTAATAGAAACCTGCTCTCCCTCCTCAAATGCTATTCGGTACGCCGGGCTTCCAGCGCGTGACCGCGCTTTCTCAAGATTTATAATGCTCTGCTCTGCGGCCTCGCTCAATGCGCCGCCAGCTATTTCTCTTGATGGCGCCGATGGGGCAATCCCCCTAAGAGCCTGCTCCATCGCGGAGCCAATTTGTCCGCCCCGCGCCTGAGCAAACTGCGACATTGTTTCGCCAGTTATAGGGCTTCCTGAAAGAGCCTTTTGGACAGCGACTAGATTTGCATCACCAGTCAACTCCGCCGGCGTCAGCGTTATCTTGGTGCCATATTTTTTGTTTACTGCATCAACGGTTTCTTGCAGCGCCCTTACTGCTGTTGTCCCAGCCGTTTTTGTCGCCTCCGAAAACATGCTTGCCGCGTCTCTGGCGGCGGCTCTAGTTAGGCCTTTGCCAATAAACCAGCCGCCGGCGGCGCCTGCCGCCTCTAGCAAGGCTTCTTGAGTTATTCTAAGTGGGCTTGGCCTCTGACCCGCCATACCTTTGGCGAGAAACTCGCGCCCGGTCTGGCCGACTGTTGCGCCGGCCACCCCGCCTCCAACCATACCCGGCGGACCGTAGGGGACGCCAAGTATGGTCCCAATCGCCGCGCCACCTGCGGGAAACGATGGCCCCAAACCCTTGGCGGTCTCCCGAATAAAACCCGGGGCAACCTTTTGCAGAGTGCCAACATCTGTGCGGTAAACAATGTCTCCGCCAGAAACGCCAAATCGTTCAATAGGAATGCCCATACGCTCTGAGTAGAAGCGCATCCTTGCGTTTGGGTCTTGAATAACTGACGCCATCGCCACGTCAACCGGGCGCGCGGCGCCTTCGGTCCCTGTTTCGATAACGCGAGATATTTGTCCCGCGCCCGTAGGAGATGTCATTGTGGCAAATGGGTCTATCGTGTTTGACATTAAATCACCTAGCCTCTTGTGCTTTTTTTGCCCACAGCCGCAGCGCGTCCGCTTGAGTGCCGACAACATTTTGTTGGGCCGCCATAGTCATGTATTTATCGACAAACTGATCTATGTAAACCGTTTCCCCTGAAGGGGCTTGCAAAGAGAGTGGGTATTTCCTAGCCAAGTCTTCAGTAATTTTGTCATTACCGGCTTGCAACTGCTGCGCTCTATACAGAGCCGCCCTTGTTATGGTCCTGAAGTTATCGACCTTTGCCTTGAACATGCTCGGAGAGTCGCCCTTATCAGGCAAAAACGTCCTTGCATTATCAAGCTCAAATTTTGTGACAGCGGCACCCGAAAGCTGCTTGAGTATTGTACTGAACAACTCTTGAGTCGATGCCCTAAATCGAGAATACTTTATAAGCTGATCCGCGTTTTCTGGCGGCACACCAGTCAGCTTTTCCATAGTAAGGTCAACGTAATTTGATATCTTTGTTGGCACGTTTAAGAAACTTGGGTCATATAGTTGATCAATCTGATCCAAGCTGCTCAATATTTTTGTCGTTTCAAGTATCTGGTCCTCAATGGCTTTTTTCGTTGGCTTTTCAAGCGCAGCGCCCGAAACGCCTGTCGCCACCGTGACCGTGCCATCACTGGCGACAGAGATTTTCTGACCCGTTTTTGGGGCAGGCATTTTTGGCTCAAGCCCCGGAATGGGCTGGGCTTCAAACCCGCCGCCTTCGATGGGGACCAGTTGCATTGTGGTTGTCGCGCCCGGCTGACCGGCGACTCCAGAAGTTAAAGTTGTCGGCTTGACTGCGGCTGGTGGAGTTATGCCAACACCTTCAATCGCCTGAGCCATTAGGCTGCCGGGCATCATCTGAGACGGCACTATTCTCGCAAGGGTTGTTCCTCCGCCGGGGGCTTGTATTTCTCTAATAATTGCCTCGGGAGGCTTGCCGGGGCCAATGTCAGAGTAAGTCCGCGTCTGCGGGTTCCACTGCTGCATAACAGGCTGACCCTGCCTATATATGGTCCTCATTGTCGGGGGCTTTAACCCCGCCTCAAACTCGCTGGTGGCGGTCTGTTCTGGGTTAATCTGTGCAAGAATTGCAGCGCGGGCCGCTGGGTCTTTTGCCAGCAACAATTGCCCTCTTAAAGCTGCCTTCCTATTTACTTCGGAAATTTCTGCTTGCCTTGACTTTAGCGCTAGGTCATCCAAAGTCTTTTGCCGCAGGGCGGCCTGTTGAGTGTCGTATGCGGTCAAGCCCGCTTGCCCGGCGCGACCTATAGCCTGCCCTAGAGATGTAGGGGTCAGGCTGGGGCCGCCGGCTTCAAGCAGAGACATTGCCATTGCAAGGTTTGATCTTGTCCGGGGGTCATTAAAATCAACGCCCAAAAGTCCGTCAGCCATTTAATCCTCCTATGCGCCAAACAAGCCGAGCAAGCCGCCGCCGAGGGCATACATTGGGTTAACAGCGCCGCCTTTTGGCGTCATCATCCCACCAATCTGCGCGCCGCCAAGCGCTCCGCCAAGGGCGCTAAGCGCTGGCTGGCGATAGTATGGCGTGATTTGCTGCGTACCAAGCTGACCGCCCTGCACAGATGCAAGGTAATTCGCCAGCGCAGCCTGCGGTGCCTGCTGCTCAAACTGAAAGCGCTCAATGTCGCCCGCAAGCTGCGCCTGCTGCTGCGCCTCTCTGGCGGCGCCAACGCCTGCCAGCGTCTCAAGGTCAGCGAAGCCAAACTGTCGAGCCGCAGGCGCCTGCTGGATGGCCTGCTGCTGCACTTCGTATGCCATAGGCGCGAGCGCCTCGGCCACTGCCGCCTGCTGGTAGCCGGAGCCGTACCGCCCGGCCTTCGCGGCCTGCGCCTCAACCGCTTGAATGGCGGGGCGGAACGCGGCAGACTGTAGCGGGTTAGTCCCCATCAGGTTCTGCATCACGACATCTTGAACCGCGCCGATAAATGGCGAGCCTTGTATTGCCTGCTGACGCAACGCGCCAAGAGCCATTTCCGACTCAGGCGAAAACCCCACAACCGTCTGGCCGGGGTAGTATTGCATAGGCCCAGCCTCATACAGCTTCTTGGCCTCTGACAGACCAAACTCCTTGAACGGTGCCGTGGTTGGGTCTGTCAGGGTTTGGGTCACCTGCCGTGTCTGTCCGCCGCCTTTACTCATTGCTAAAATCCTTCATCAATACAACCGCGCTCTGTCGGTAGTCTTTCAGTTGACGAGACCAGCCCCTGCGGCCAACGATCTCCATTCCGGCGCATCCCTGCGTCTTTGCCCAATACGCAATAGACTTTTCTGCGTCCATCAATTCGTCCAAGTCCCCGCCCGCGAGCCATATCCGGCACATAGCCTTCTGCGGGTAGTCCACTATTTCCGTGATTATAGCAGACTTTTGCAGCGGAAAGAATTGGGCTTTCCCAGACCACACAGCTTGCGCCACATCGTCCATTGTGTGTGATCCGCCAGCATACTCAAGCGCGTCACCGATCCAGCGCTTGCAGCGGTTCCATTCGTGTACGGCTCTGTCGTCAGCCGATAATAAGGTAGGCGAATGGTGCATCATGCCCCTGATTGTCGTGATTAATTACCATAGTCCCATCGGTGCTTGAGCTGTCGATATATGGGTTGTGGTGCCAAGGGTCGTGGTCCACGCCCGTAAAAAACACCAAGCTCGACACCGAATATCTCGGATCACTCACCGTTGTCTGTGTTGTGTTCGCCGGAAACGTCACATACCCGACACTGTTCAATCCGCCGTCAATCGTGCGGTTGAGCACCTCGGCGATCTCGCGGGTGGTGGCGGTGACGGGGTTCAGCCTGCGAAAGTTGGTTGTGCGCTGTTCGGTTGTCATCTCCGCCCGATCTCCCGCGCCTCAATGTCAATGCCCAGCGCCTTTGACCACCCATCAGACAGCGTCATCCGCGCCCTGTGGTAGCGGCCCTGTGAGCGAAACGGGACAAACCCTGCGTCATTGGGTGAGACGGCACTGGTGAAAACATGCTGGCTCGCCTGTGTGTTTCTGGTGCCGACCGCCATTGAGACAGTGCCGTCCTCGTAGTACGGGTAAACGCGCGTGACGATGGAGTTCTTGCCCATAGACACCGGCACCTCTGAGGTCTCAATAGTTGCCGTCAGCGGTGCGCCCGTAAAGGTGTAAATCTTGTTGCCATACGCACCGCCGAAGAAATACTGCCCGCCCTTAAAGAACCGGCTGTCTAGCTGGATGCTGAGACCATCAACAGTGGCCGATAGATTGTCGAGGCCGTCAACCGTGTATCCAGAAGAGAACATAGGCGCGAGTAGGTCAGCCTCAACCTCGGCCAGAGACCACTTGTTCAGCGTGTAGTTGTACATGATGATCTTGTCCGGCTGTCCAGACGGTGACTGCGTGGACGTGTAGGACCACATCGCCACCTCATTGATCGGATCAACAGAGGCGCTCATGCGGTAGTCATAGTTAGAGTCAAAATCATTCTTGAAAAACTCGTTAACTTTCTCCGACCCAATGGGCGTGGCGCGTTGCCCATCAAATGCGTAGAAGCCATCGTTTGCTAGGAAAAACACTAAACCGCCCACGTTGCAGACTGAATCCTTGAACGCACACCCGCGCTCAGACACAACCTTGTCAAATTGCCAGATCAGCGGCGGTCCTGTGTAGGTGGCCCGAAAGATGGCTCGCTCTGTCAGGATTGTCGCGTACTCTCCGCCGACTAGCCCGGTGATAGCGCCTGAGTCCGGCAGGTTTTGAAAATCGCTCTGGTTTACGCCTGCGGTCCAGCTTGTCGGATCGTTAAACCCTGACCAGTAGCACTGATATGGAACACGCCCAGAGCCAGTGTCCACGTTGGCGAGCCACACAAAGTCTCGCACCACCGCAATGAAGTCAGCCTTCGGCGGGGTGCCGCCAAGGTCGGCAAACGCGCTTGACGTGCCAAGTCCGAATTTCTGAGGCGTCTCCCCGACACCGCCTGCCGCAATAACGTCATCGCCAAACTGCACAAATCGCCACCGCTCAAAGTCGGTCAGCGTGTAGCCCCCGGCCTTGCTGATGTCGTCTAGGTCGTTGTCCACTGAGGCGTGGAGATACAGCTTTGTCGCATCGCCAGCGAATAGCTTAGTGTTTGAGGCGTTGTCTTTCGCCGCAAAGATGCCCTTGATCGTTGCGGTGGCGGCGTTGCTGTACGGCACAAAGCTGTTCATAGAGTGATAGCCGTTAGCCGCAGGCAGCACGTTAGTCGCCACGGTAACGCCAGCGTTTAATAGGTCGGCCTGATCGGGGAGCCACTCGCCAAAAGGGATCACTTTACTGCCCACCTTTCACTGCCGGTTGTGGCCGTTGTCCACGTTGTGTTTGGAATAATCTCGCTAAGGTCATCTAAATCCTCTAGCGTCCCGTAATAGTTTAGGCTGTCCATCGAGCCTAGCTGGTCCAAGTCCTCAAGGGTAGCGGGGAAAACCTTTATAACATTCCACGTCTCACCATCCCCGCCGACAACAGACCAGCGATCACCCATAACGTGAGGGCGACCGGCCACAGTCATACGCATGTCCGGCGCCGCAGACATCACAAACGTGACGGCGTTTTCGCTTGACGCGGTCACCGCTGTCGAGACCGCCGACAGCATTCCCCTGATGCGGGAGAATGCGCCAGATGATGTCGCCGCGATTGACGCGCTCGCCTCAAATGGCCGGATGCGGAGAACCGATGCCGAGGTTGTAATGGCGGTGGACACTGACGCCGCAAACCTAGCAATAAACGAGGCATAAGCTGCGACAGATGCCGCGCCGGTTACAGAGGCGACAAAGTGCAATATGCGCTTGAGTGACGCGGATGTTGTGGCAGCTATTGATACAGCAGCAGTCGGCTGCTGGAGCGTCAGGTTGTCTAACTGCTCCAACGTGCCAAAGGAGTCGATGTTATCCATCGTCCCCCAATTATCTAGCTGCTCAAGTGTCGCCACAGGACGCCCCCTTAGTCGGCGCTGATGTCGAGGTCACCCGCATCAATCTTGAGGATGTCGCCAGAGGCGATTGTCTTTGCAGCGGAAAACGCGCCGTGGATCAGCAGGTTGCCGGATGATGCCGCATCGAAAACACCAAAGTGCGAGACGCTGCCCCAAGAGCCGGTTGCCGCCGCAAATTGGATGGCCGAGGCGTTGTCAGCGGTTCCTGATGCTGCCGCGTTAAACGTAGCCGCCACGCGGGCGTAGCCGGAGCCGGCCAATTCCGTGCCGGTGTTACCGTCTCCGAATGAGCCTGTGGACAGGCCAATGTAGACTGCCGATGGCATAGTGTACGAGCCGGTCCCAAGGATGTGATCGAGAATTTCGTTCTCAAGGTAGTTCGACATTGCAGACATTGCTTAACTCTCCGCTGCTGCTTGCTGGCGTTGATAATCGGACCGAATGGCGAGCGACCCAACGCCGTAATGAGATCGCTCCTCGTCAACCTTAATTTCTGCGATGATGCGACCAAATTTTGAGTCGTATTGTGACGATCTGGCTTCATCAAGCAGGTATGTGTAAGCCTCCGTCAAAGCCCCGTACAAATACAAATCCGGGTGGCGCGTGAACGCAATCGGCGTGTTTGTGTCAGACAGTGCCGGCAGGCTTCCTATGTAAACAATTTCAGCCGTGTATGCTGTGTCTGGCACGGGGCGCAGTTTCATCTCCAAGCCGACAACGCTGTAGGCTCTGGGCCTGCCGTTCCCGGTGCTTGAGTAGCTCTTGTCCAAGCCGTGTGGGCTTTGATATTCCAAAACCGTTATCGGGTTGGTGTTGAGCTTTACCTCACGCACCTCGCGCAAATCCGTGGGCAGCGCGATGTACTCGTCTCCAACCTCCAGCGAAGCCGTGGCCCGCTTCTCCTGCTCCCGCGTCTCAAGCTCACGGCTTACACGCGCCTCGGCAAGCCGAATGAAGTCAGGTATCTGAGCGGTTAGGTCATCACGCGCCAAAAAGTTGGCGATGGCCGTTTTTAGCTCGCTGTAGGTGCTTATGCTCATATCCGTCCGCCGCCTGTCCTAAAGTCTCGGTTTTGGTGGTCGTTCAACCAAGCCTTCCACGCCTTTGGATTTTCACGCGGTGTGCCTAGCGTCTGTAAAAGGTGATTATACACGACATTCGGTATTTCAGCCACATGCTGCATGTGACGCTGCGTGTTGCCGATCATCTCGCCCTTTTTGGACTCGCCGGACATCTGCTTGTTGATTTTGAGTAGATCGTCAAACCGCTGCTTCTGATGAATGATGGTTGTGCCATCGCTGGCCTGCTCCATCGAGACTTCCTTCCTTGTGTGCGGATCGGTGTAAAGATAGCGTTTCATGCTTTCCCCTTTAGAAAGAGAGGGGGCAGTTGCCCGCCCCCTCGTTAGTCTTAGGAACCTGACAGGTCGAAGATACCTGCATGTGCCTTTGGTGCCAGAACCTTGAGCGCCCACTCAGTAATGAGCATCGTAGCCTGTGAGTCACCTGTGTCACCCATATCCTTCTCTTGGAAGTTACGACCGTTGAGTGTGCAGAGTGATGCAAACTCAGGGTCGAGGAGGAACATCTTGTCGTTGGACATGAACCGAGAAGGTGTCGCCTCAACGGTGCCGAAGTCTGTGAGGAACACAGAAGTCGAACCAACGTATGCAACTTCCTTGGCCTGAGTCATGTTCACGTCATTGGAAACGAGGTTTCCTGACGCTGACAGGTCAGAGAAGTTAGCGCGGTTAGTAGCAGAAGCCAGCATCATTGATGGGTTTCCGCCGTCTGTCCACGCATCCTGCATGCCGTCCTCAATCAACGCGAGCGACAACACACGGTCATCTCCGTCAACCACCGTGTCTGTGCCTGTACCGGCTGAGAACGCGCCTGAACCTGCACCAACAGAACCGTTGGTGATCCAAGTCATCAGTGAAGCTGACTTGCGTGGCTCAGAGCCAGAGCGGGCCACGTTAGTGTCCGTGATGCTCTTCTCGATGTCGCGGCGTAACTCAAGTGCCTTACATTTTGTTACCGCTGGCCTGTTTATGACCAACTTCTACGGCTTGTGGTCAGGTTATACCGTAGATCAGACTATATCTTCACTTTCGTGTTGGGCGCTCGTGGGCAGATTATTCTTTCGTCACCGCCTAGTCGTTGAACCTTCACCAGCCCTCAGCTTTCGCTTCCATCTGGCGCTTGGCTGCTGATTACCCGCCTCCGGGCTTCCCAGCAATTCACCCAATTTTTTTCCTGAACCAGTCAGATAGCAATCTGATTTAGAACAGGGGTGCCTGAGGTCAGGTTAAGCACCTTCTGGTAGTTATGCTCGCGCTCACGACCAGCCGTGTCCACAGCATCCAGAGTGCCGGATGTTGCAAATGACTTGACGCTGATCTGGTGGTAGTTCCCGAGGCGGACTGTCGGGGTGGCCGCCGCCGTAGAAATCGCCGCGCCTTCATTGACGTGGTTGTTAGTAGCGGCACTGGCGAGTTCCTGTGTCTGCCACTCGGTAAAGATACCGTTTGATGTCTCTTTCTTCACGTTTGAGAAGAAAGGTGTTTCCGCAGGGTCGATGCGGTAAATGACATCAGCAAGCTGCTCGCGCTCACCTACTGCTGCCGCTGTTGCGAATGTAGTCATGATCTTGGTTCCTTCTGGGTCATCTGCCCATTAAGTAGTTGACTGCGGCATCAACGCTGCCCTCTTTACTGAGGCGCTCAAACGATTGCTGCCGTTGCTTGGATGCAGCCTGCCTCTTGGTTGTTGGCTTGCCTGCCTTGGCCATTCTTGGGGCTTTGCGGGTGCGCTTCTTGGCCGTGGGTTTCTTCTCTTGAAGGTTGTCCCATTGCCACGCCTTGTAGAGCAGTTCGATGGCGCGCGCATCAGATGCGTTGGCAATCTCCTCCTCACTAAACCCGATCCGCCGCTGGGCGTACTTGATAACCTCTTGCCTCTCGGCATTGCGGGTCTCTTCGTTCTGCCAAGCCGGTATCCGACTGAGCATGTCCTCGCGCTGCGTTGCCAGATGCTGCTGCATGTGGGCTTGCTGCTCTTGGGCTTGCTCGGCGGATATGCGCTGCTGCTCTGCCTCGACCTGCTTGGAATACTCTTTCTGCTGATCCCATTCGGCTTTGGCGAGGAACAGATCGCGCTCCGTCATTGTTTCGGCCAATGCTCTCCAGTCAGGCTCTTGCTGAGTTGTCTGCTGGATTTGACTTTGCAACATATCAAGTTGCTGCTTGTATGCGTCTCTCAGTGCCTGCGTCTGAGCCTGCTCCGCCTCAAAGGCTTTGCGTTGCTCTGCAAGCTCCATAGAGCGCTTTGTGAATGCCTGCTGCCGAGAGTAACCATTTTGAAGCTCGTCAAGGGTGACAGCATGCTCCTCACCGTCAATCTTGACGGTGTATAGCTGTTCCTCTTCGCCTTCGTCCTCGTCATCCTCTTCGTAGGCATCTTCGCCGTCATCAACGTCCTCGTCATCGTAGTCATCTTCGGGAGCTTGCGCCGTGTCCTCTGATGCTTCGAGCGTCTCTGTCTCTTGCGGTTGAGGCGCTGCCGCCTCTGGCTGCTCTTCCGCTGCATTGTCCACTGGTGGGGTGCTTAGAAGGCTTAATGCGTCTGATACTGAAATTTCGCCGGTCTCTGTCGAGTTATCGGACATGAAAATTACCTCTGTCTATTGTTAAAATCGGATTGCCTCTTGACTTCGTCAAGGTGCAGTTTCGCCAATTTACCATCCTCTATTACACTTTGGAAATAGCCCTTTAGGGCATCCAAGTTTTGCAAAAGTTGGTATAGGCGTTCCCGGCTCTCTGTGTCAGCCATTGCCGAGCCACGCCAAGCCGCGATAAATTGTTGCTCCAAGTGAGCGAAGCCGTCCTGCAAAATCTCATTGCGTAGTAGCGCCTCTGCCTTTGCAGATCGCTCAATCTTTTCTCTAGCTTGTCCCTCATTCACGTTCTTATCCTTATTATAACAGTGTGTAACCCGGATACTGGCGCACAGTCCCGCCTGCGCGGCGGAACGCTTGGTTGGCCGCAGAGAAGTCTACCGGCGGCAGGCCAAAGCGCTGGCCAAACTCAAGCAGCCCGGTGGGGGCAGTGTCAAGCAGGCCCATCATCCCATAGGTTTGGGGCGCGGTGTAGTCTGCTGGCTGGATGGCGCCAGTGTCTAAACGGCAAGCCTGCAAGTCCTCGTCAAATATATATCCGTCTGGGCATTGGCCGGTGTCAGGTGACGGCGCAACGATTTGTTGCTGACCGCCCTCGCCTAGCTGGGCGCGGCGCATTGCAGCCTCGCGCTCAGGGTCTTGGCCTGTCAGGATGCCGCGCTCGTCATAGACGCCAATTACTTGACCGAGATCGTTTGTGACAATTCGGCCCCGCATAGCGTTGGCAGCGTCAAACGGCTGCATTTCGCCAAACTCGCCAAGTGCGCCGGCTAGATTTCTTAGATTAAGAGACGACATTCCGCCAAGAAAGCCGGGCAACTTAGACCCAGCCATCCGGTCCTGAACGTCTGACAGGTAGTTTCTCAGCAGGCTCTGCTGCTGCGCGACAAAGGGAGCCTGAGCCTGCTGGGCTGTCGCCGCAGCCTGCCGGTACATCTCAGGGGCGCCGGGTGCGCCCGGTGCGCCACCACTGCCGCCGCCCATATTGATAATGTTCTGAGCCTGCTGAGGGGCCATCCCGGCAAAAGCCTGAGTGCCATATCTGGCGGCGGACTCGGCTGGACTCATGCCGCGCTGCTGATTATCGCTTGGCCTGTCGCCCTCAGATGGCCGGCTTGAGCCTTGGCTAAAGTTGCCGCCGCCGGCAGTCGTCCGACCCTGTGCTTCTATTACACCTCTTGGTGGCATATCTAAACCCTCGGCAAGTTGGTTGATATCTGCGCGTCTGTCACCGCCTTGGCGACACGCAACTCCGCCTCAGCCTGCAACTCCTGTCGGCGCAGTTCAGCGTTTAGCTGCATTTCTTCACGCTTTAGAGCGATCTCAGCGTTCATCTTTTCGCGCTGCAACTCGATGTCCATTGCCAGCTTCTGCTGGGCAATCTGCATGTCCTGCTGCGCCTTCATCACCTCTGGGTCAGGCTGAGGTGGCTGCTGCTGCTGCATCGCCATCTGCTGCTGGATCATCTCAGGCGAGCTAAAGAATTGGTCGGCATCCTTGAAGCCGCCAATCTCCGCAATCGAGCGCAACGTGCTGACATACTGCGCCATCGTGACAATCGGGTTGCTCGGCCCAAGCTGCATCATGATCTGCTCTTGCTTCGCCGCGATCTGTGTCAGGAACGCAATCTTTGTTTCATCGTCAGTCGTGCCAAGCCCGACCTGCACGACAACGTCAAACTCGCTGTCCCACTCCGCCGGGTTGATAGGCACAAAGTTATTGCGCAGGCGGATGGTGCGCGGCTTGTTGTCGTACTTGGTTAGAAGGTGCAGGATGCCCTTGAAAAGTGACTTCATGCCCGTCTCCGCAAACGTGCGGGCGATGCTCTCCATCTTGACCTGAGCGCCTCGAACCGTGGCGGCAACAGCGGATGCGGTGGTTGACTGTAGGGCGTCAGGAGAAAGACCCTGCGATGCCGCTGAGATGCCCGTGCGGTTCTCTTTGATGCTGTCAACATAGTCCATAAGGGGCCGTATTTCACCGCCCACTGGTGCGCCAGAAATCGACTGCAACATGCCCGGCTGTCTAACGCGGATCAC